CCTGGTGATATGTTAGTGTATAAAGGTAATTTATTAGAACATTGGAGAGATCCATTTGTAGGTGATGATTGTGCACAAGTGTTTTTACATTACAATAATCGAGCAACAAAAGGTTCAGAAGATAATATCTTTGATGGTCGACCTCACTTAGGATTGCCTTCTAATTTTAAAGGTACAAAACTACAATAGTAGTTTAATACTTTATCATAAATAGTTATATGAGTAAATTAGAAGATAAAGTAAATGAGATATTAGGTATTGAAAAGAAAGAACCTACTCCTGTTATCACACAAGCGAAAGAGTTTAAACCTTTAGTTCCTCGTAGAGAAGAAAAGGATAAAGCTGACGTTGATAACGATTACAAATATAGTAGAGAAAACTATTACAATTTAATTGAACGTGGTCAAGAAGCAATTGAAGGTATACTCGAAGTTGCTCGTGAGGGACAACACCCCAGAGCGTACGAAGTTGCTGGCGCTTTAATTAAAAATGTTGCAGATACTGTAGATAAATTACAAGACTTACAAAAGAAACTCAAAGACCTAAAAGAGCTACCAAAGACTGCAAATCAAAACATCAAAAACGCATTGTTTATTGGATCCACTGCGGAACTTCAAAAAATGTTAAAAGGTACAAATGAAAGTATTAAGAGCGCAGAAGTCACACCCAAAAAAGACGATATTGAAGATTAGTGATTTAGATTATATTACGTATTACGAACAACACAAAGCCACATTAACGTTAGGGGTTGCAGACATCATTGATATAATGAATGACCCAATTGAAGTACAAAAACATTCTATTAGTCCAACTATACGATATGGCGCAAACGGTTCTGTGTATAAAGAAAAACTATATACTATATTAAAAGGTAATCAACGAGTAACACGAGCTAAACAACTTGGATATACTCACATAGAGGCAATTGTAAATGAATGACGCATACTTAGGTAATCCGAATCTGAAAAAAGTAAACACACCTGTTGAGTTTACTGAAGAACAGATTATCGAATATCAAAAGTGTAGTAAAGACCCATTATACTTTATGGAGAACTATGTGCGTATTGTATCGCTAGATGAAGGTCTTGTTCCTTTTAAGATGTATGGGTTTCAAAAAAATATTGTAAAAACTATTCACAATAATCGTTTTACTATTTGTAAACTACCAAGGCAATCTGGTAAATCAACAACTACTATTTCTTATCTTTTACATTTCGCTTTGTTTAATCCCAATTCAAATATCGCTATTTTGGCAAACAAAAGTTCTACGGCGAGAGATATATTAGGTCGATTACAACTCGCTTATGAAAACTTACCAAAGTGGTTACAACAAGGGGTAATCAATTGGAATAAAGGAAGTATAGAATTAGAAAACAAATCTCAAATTATAGCAGCGGCAACATCATCATCTGCTATTCGAGGTGGTTCATTTAATATTATCTTCTTAGACGAGTTTGCGTTTGTACCAGCGAACATTGCAGAGATGTTTTTTAGTTCAGTTTATCCTACAATTTCATCTGGTAAAAATACAAAGATGATTATTGTATCTACACCACATGGTATGAATCAATTTTATAAACTATGGGTAGACGCACAAAATAAAAGAAATGATTATATTCCGATAGAAGTGCATTGGTCAGAAGTCCCTGGACGAGATGAAAAATGGAAAGAGATGACCATACGAAATACAAGTGAAGAACAATTTTCACAAGAGTTTGAATGCGAGTTTTTAGGTTCTGTTGATACTCTTATCTCACCAGCGAAGATTAAAAACTTACCATACTTTGATCCGATTGAATCTAAAAATGGATTAAAAATGTTTAAGAGACCTGAAAAAGGAAGACTCTATGCTTGTACTGTAGACGTGGCACGTGGTACCAATAAAGACTATTCTGCGTTTATTATTTTTGATGTAACAAAAGAAGAAAATAAAAAGATACCTTATGAAGTTGTATGTACGTATAAAAATAATGAAGTAAAACCCTTTGTACTTCCAAATATAATTGCTCAAACTTGTAAGGCGTATAATGAGGCTCATATACTTGTTGAAGTAAACGATTTAGGTCAATCTATTTCTGAAGCGATGCATTATGAATTAGAATACCCAAACATTTTAATGACTACACAAAAAGGAAGAGCAGGTCAATTACTTGGTGCGATGTTCTCTGGTCGAGGTACGTCTTTAGGAATACGTATGACAAAACAAATTAAAAAGGTGGGTTGTTCGAATTTTAAGACGCTTATAGAGGGGGATAAGTTACAAATCAATGACTTTAACATCATAGAAGAAATATCAACGTTTTCACGTAGAGGAAATAGTTGGCAGGCAGAAGAAGGCTGTAATGATGACTTAGTTATGTGTTTAGTGATCTTTGGTTGGTTATCAAATCAACCCTATTTTAAAGAATTATCAGATATGAACATTCGTAGTCAGATGTATATGGAACAAGAAAAACTGATAGAACAAGACATGGCACCTTTTGGGTTTATGGACGATGGTATCAATAGTGACCCAGCAAACGAAGAAACCATTGATGAATATGGTACTCGTTGGACCCCTGTTGTCTATAAAGGTCAATAATCTTCAATTTTGGGATATTATAAATATCTACAATGATAAAAAGTTTGACTATGGACGTAAGAAAGCTTACGACTTTTGAATAACAATTAAATAGCTAATTAATATAGAGGAGAATAAACCTATGGCATTTCAAGTATCACCAGGGGTTCTCGTACAAGAAAAAGACCTAACAAGAATTATTCCTGCGGTATCAACTTCAATTGGAGCAGTTGCCGGACCTTTTAATCAAGGACCAGTCGGCGAAATCGTTTCAATATCAAGTGAACAGGAATTAGTAGAAACTTTTGGTAAGCCAGATTCAAATAACTTTGAATATTGGTTCTCTGCTGCAAGTTTTTTACAATATTCTAATGCACTTAGAGTTGTACGAACAGAGAACACCTCATTAACGAATGCTACTACAACTGGTTCCAGTGTGCTAGTAAAAAACGTTGATGATTACGAAAACAATTACGCTACAGGACAGGCCAACGTTGGACTGTTTGCAGCAAAAACACCAGGTGCGTGGGGTAACAACTTATCAGTTGCAACTTGCCCTTCCGCTACTGCGTTTGAACAAACACTAGCAATAGCAAATTCAGTTAACGACACACTATCTGTTGGAGATACAACAGTTACTGTAGATGACGGAACTGCTTTTAATATAGGAGACATTATTGAGTTTTCTACTACTGCTACTGTTGAAGATTTTAATTCAGGCGAAAAATATAGAATAACAAACATTGCAACAAACGACTTAACAATCGTTCAACACCCAAGAGGTGCTGGCGGATTGAAAACAGCATTTGTTGATAATGCAAGAATCAAAAGAAGATGGAGATACTATGATTCAGTAGATGGCGCTCCGGGAACTTCAACTTATGTGTCTAATCGATCTGGCGCAAATGATGAAATCCACATTGTAGTCATTGATGAAGACGGTGGTATTTCTGGTACACCAGGTGAAGTTATTGAAACTTTTTCAAAAGTTTCTAAAGCGGCTGACGCTAAAACTCCACAAGGTGACGATAACTATTATCCAAATGTAATTAAAAATAAATCAAATTACATCTATTGGATGGATCATAACTCATCAGGATCAAATTGGGGAAGTAATGCAACAGGAACTACGTTCACTGCAGTAAACACTCCAACTGATAATTCTTTGAGTGGTGGTTCTAATGGTTCATCAGTAACAACTGGTCAATTAAAAACAGCATACGAGTTTTTTCAAGACTCTGATACTGTTGACGTAGGATTGATTATTGCTGGCCCAAGTGGTTCAACTACACACATTGATAATCTAATCACAATTGCAGAAGATAGAAAAGATGCAATCGTGTTTGCTTCTCCACAAAGAAGTGACGTAGTAAACGTAACAAACTCAAATACACAAACAACTAACGTTATTGATTTCTTTGATAACATTAGATCATCTAGTTATGTTGTATTTGATAGTGGTTACAAATACGCTTACGATAGATACAATGACTTGTACAGATTTGTACCTTTAAACGGAGACATGGCTGGTTTATCAGCGAGAACTGACTTAGTTGCAGACTCTTGGTACTCACCTGCTGGTTTCAACAGAGGTATCGTAAGAGGTGCAGTTAAACTTGCTTATAATCCTACCAAAGCACAAAGAGATCAATTATATCCAAAAAGAGTTAACCCTGTATCTACATTCCCTGGACAAGGTACTGTACTATTCGGTGACAAAACTGGATTATCATCTCCAAGTGCATTTGATAGAATCAACGTAAGAAGATTGTTTATCACTTTAGAAAAAGCAATTTCTACAGCTTCTAAATTCCAATTGTTTGAGTTCAATGATGAGTTCACACGAGCAAACTTTAGAAACATTGTAGAGCCTTTCTTACGAGAAGTGCAAGGACGTAGAGGTATCACAGACTTCTTAGTAGTATGTGATGAAACTAACAATACAGGTGACGTAATTGATAGAAATGAATTTGTAGCAGAAATATTTGTTAAACCTGCTAGAAGTATCAACTTTATCACATTATCATTTGTAGCAACCAGAACTGGCGTGGCTTTTGAAGAAGTCGCTGGCGCATAATAGTAGAGGAGAATAAAAAATGGCAAACATTAATGACTTCAAAGCTAAACTTGCAGGCGGTGGTGCTAGAGCCAATCAGTTTAAGGTAGTAATGCCTTTTCCTGGTTACGCACAAGTTGGCGGCGAAATAGAAGACCT